TCATTTGTTATAGTGAAGGAAATAACCGGTAAATAGAAGTAAATCATTTAGCATATTCGCCTTTTACATACACATAGTAGTCGCAACGAGGTGGATGAGGATGGCATTTAGAACTGGGATGGGTCAGTAACTGTTCATATGGAACACAGTTCTGGAGAAGAGTTGTGCGTCCAGTTCGTGGATCGTACTTTGATACGGTGCTATTAAACATCTTTGTTTTGCTGATGCTTTGAACATTGCGCTGAGGACAATACTGAAGTTGCTGTAACTTAAACTTTTTTGAACCAGCGTAGGCCATTATTTTACATGAATATTTGGTATTTTGTACCCACATCCAATTTTACAAACGCCATAATAAACCGAATATGACGTGATAACTCCACCGCCATTACGTCGATAAATATGTCTAACTTGGCGAACCGGACATCCCGCTCCCATCTGTGTCTTTGTAATACTCAGCATATGATTTGATAACTGGAGCTGGAGCTGGAGCGTTTGAACCAGTACGCTGTTCAGGAGGAACGTCATCGCCAATTACAGGCTTGACGTACCGATCAAACAGTTTCTGACCTACTTGACGCGACGCTTCATCTTCAGTGAGTTCACCTTTCTCAATTTGACGACGCAAAGCCAGCATATCAAAAAACGTTCCATCCAACTTACCAGTAATATGCATTTCAAAGATAGATGGCATATCGTTATACAGCATCTGGTTCTCAGCTACGACCTTGTTGCGGTACTCGGTAGGGTTCGTCTGTTTCAGACCCTTGTGTCGGCGCATACTGTAATCCATCTCTCGAACAAGAGCTTGGATCTGAATTGATGTCAAAGGCATTTGTGTTATTTCTGCGCTATACATTAATATGCCTACAACAGCGAGCAATGGGCAAATGATCGTAAAACCCAGCGAGGTAGTACCTGTGAAACCAATGCCACTTCCTCAGATTTCAGGAAGTATTGCTCAGGCTGCCGCGGCAAAAACTGCGGCAGATGCGACACAGCATGCGGAAACTGCGAAGGCTTTGGGAGCTGGACAGAAAGGGTCGGGACGGCGTACACGTAAGGGACGCGGACGCAAGATGCGTGGCGGAGCAGCAGTTCAGCCAGTGAATATTCCTACGGCGAACAGTGTGGCGGGTCAGGATCCTGGAAAAGTGGCTGCGGGCGCAGTAGAAGCGCTAGCACAGCTTAAAGCGGGCGCAGCCTACGACCAGTTTGCTAAAGCCACGCCTATGACGGTAAAAGCCTCTGATCTAAAAGGAGGATTCCGGCTGCGCGGAGCTGAGGATATGTACCCTGGAAGCGGTACTCAGTCTGATACAAAAGGTAAACGTAAGACAAAGAAAAAACATGGACGCCGTCACCGGAGGACTCGTCGCGGGAAGCGTAGCAAGCATCATACTGTACGTCGCCGGCGCAGTCGCCATGTTTAGTGGTGTTTGGCAGAGCATGAGTTCACCGTTCATGTTGTATTTATGGTTAGTTGTCCTAACCGGTCTTACTATAGGACAGCTGGTACTGACTGGGTTTGTAGTTTCGGCGCTGGCGGCAGCACCTCAACAAGTAGAGACGAAAGTTGTTTAATAAGTTCAGTGACTTCTTCAGATTCTGTGATTCCAGTTAGAATAATCTTACCAGTTCTGAAAACTTTAGCCGTCCAATTCTTTGGACCGATGCGGATCTTGACTCCAGGATACACATCGGGATCATAAGCACACACGACATCTTCACGAGCCAAATTGCGGATATTCTTGAACATTACTTCACGAGGAACAGTTTGGTTTGATGATAGTTTCGTAGTGTAATTCATCAGGACAACTCGGCGTTTCGTGATTTCGTACTGTTCAGGAGCTTCGATAATTGACTCGCGACACTTATCCCAAAGAGATACTAATAGAATACGCATTGAGCAAGTATCGTAAAGAGGATCTAGAATACCAGTCAAATGAAATACTCCATTTTGAAAGATCTTAATTGTGATTTCCTTCTTTGGAAGAGCACCATCGCCATCGTTCAAGACAACAACTGTAATTGAATTGTGGCAGAATCCGGTTGTGCTGCTAGGGTTTGTCTTAGTTGACCTACGCTTGATTTTATCACGCCGACTTTCTCCACGACGAGCAACTCCTCGCTTCTCTATCTTGATGATGGAGGTATCTAGAGGAAGATCGCTCATGATCTTATTGGTATCAAACTTCAGGTTCGTGTTGTACAGAACTACCATCGTCGACAACTTTGGCGGATCCATTATGATTTAAAGGAACTTGGGTATAAATAGAATGAGTTTCGTTTTTCCACGAAAAAGGAATGCTGTCCACAAACTTAGAAATCATTGCGACTGGGAATTTGCGTATAAGTTTCCTTAATTGGACTTGGTGTCCGGTTTCCAACATCCATCCGGGTTCCAAATATCCTAGGAAAACAGAGCATTCAGAATGATGATTAACAGCAGACAATCCTTCTTCTGCTAATTTAGAAATCGGGACTTTAGAGAGATCTAAAAGTTTTCCATGAGTTTGTTTGAAGTAATCCAAAAACTCTTGGAATTGTAGAATATTGGTGAGGATATAGAGCATTGATACTTAAATTTACTTAACACTAAATGTGTTTGCGGGCTTATTGATCTTCATATGATCTGGCTGCGGGTTATGTATAGTGTATTTCCTGATCTGACGGTGAGGATCGACGCCAAGATCATTACCGTGATGGTTCTCAACATACTTGTGTTTGGGCAGCGCAGCTCCGGCCTTGTAGTGTGCGTTGGTACCGGCTGTAGTACGAATAGCCGCAACGGGTATATTGCTCTTAACGTGAGCAATCGTCACACCGCCATGCGATAAAGTTTCCTTACCAGGCTCCAAGTTACCCAGAATAGCAATCTGACCTCCGGCCTGCGATGGGCGGTTAGGAACATGAGGGTGAGCAACTTCAGCCTTGACGCCGTGATTCGCTCCACGGAAGTTATTGCACCCTGTCTTATTCACGTTATGAGGGATACAGACACTTGGATCACTCACTAAGTTACGAATCGTATCATCAACAAATACTGGTGGCGTGACCGTCGCAGCCGTATGAGGCTGACCCAGAGCTACTTTACATCCTTCAGCCTTACGGATAAAATCCGCGGCACTCTGAGGAACTGTGGGGGATGTGAGGTTAATAGCAGGAGTCTGGGTGATTTTTCCAGACGGCATACCAGACATAACTTCCTTACCAATCGCCTGACCTCCCGCATACGCTGTAAAATCCGAAGCGCTGCCGACTTTACGAGACCCTCCGCCGGCCTTGTACGCGGATTTTGTCTGATGCGAAGGCTCCTGTGAAAAATCAATAGGATGGCTGATCACGCCCTTCGTCTGAGCATTATTCAAAGCAAAAACTAGAGAGTTCCTTAGACGCTTCTGCGTCGTAATATCGGAAGCATCATGAAGCTGTTGAGTGTTGAGAACTTTAACTGCCGTAGACTTTTTGCTACGAAGGTATTCTGTGTAGGACATACCCTTCGGTGCGAAGGTACAAGTCGCCATTTGTATGTAGACTAGAATATTAGAACAAATCAATATGCGATAGAATATGGCGGCGGCAGCACTGCTTTGTAATTTTTAGATCGTCTAGAGCCTTCCCTTCAGCTGTCTTTACTGTGGTAGCAGTCAGGTACTCCATCTCGTCGGGCTTTCCGTCGACTCGGCGATACTCCTTGACCTTTTCTAGGTACATTAGATACCGATTTGAAAGCCAGGGGTTATTACAGGTCCAGCACCGAATAGGGATCAGCATGTCTTATTCCTATTCATCATAGTTTCTCTATATTCGTTTTCTGTACATTGAATAAGGATGAGCAACGATTCAGTTTTTGCTCTTGGAGTCTTGGGAATTTTACTTGTTGTATTGGTGTTCAAACAGTTCTCTCTGAGCTTGCTTGAGCTCATGATGGTCTCACGATCAGGATCAACAGCTGTGTTGCTCTTGGCCATACTTGGACTCTTTTACAAAAACTATTTCTACACTGCGTTAGCTCTGTCTGTTCTGTCAATATTCCTACTGAAAGATTTACGAGGTAAGTACGTGTCGTCGGATGCCCGCCGTCTACATGGAGAAACTGCTCGTGATCTCGCTCGTTTTGATGCGAGCCAGAGCGTTGATCTACAGTGGGGAAACCGTACGGCTACGCACGATGCCCCTGATCCGCTAGTTAAACCGGTAGCTGTTGATAAGTTACTGATTTTCCCGCCTAGCGAAGAGACTCTTAAGTCTATGTGTGGATGATCTTGAGTTCAGTTGTACTCCAGTACTCTGAAACACCTGAAGGAAACCGACGATGAATAATGAATGGGAGAACGCCTTCGGCGATTTCGCGCTCAGCAACATTCCATACGAATAAAGGATCAGACGTTAACATACCATCCAAAGATATCAGAGGGCGAGCGCCATCTGCTATCTGCTGGGCTCGAGTACCCCACAAACAGGCATACTCGTACTTCGTATAATAAGGATCAGTTACGCGAGGAGTGTTGAGAGTATCGGCAACCTTATCACGCTCTACAGCCTGAACTTCCGGATGTAGAACGCGGGATTCGAAGCGTAGTTCTTCCATTGTATGACTACTCTAAGATTATGTAGATACTTTCCATTTTAATCCATCTAGCGTATCTACATCAATGGAACTCTTGGACGTATTTGGAAATGATCTTACGGTCGTGAATGCGGCACGAGTTTCATTTGCCAAGGAATCAACAGAGTTTTCGGTGGCAGATGAGAAGCTTGTGAAGTATCTGGCCAAACACAACCACGTGACTCCATTTTTCCACCCTCAAATCCGTCTACGAATCAAGATGCCAATTTTTGTGGCACGAGAATGGTACCGCCATCAAATCGGGTTTGCGCGAAACGAGGTGTCGCGTCGGTACGTAGACACTGTCCCAGAATGCTGGATTCCGACACCAGATCAGATTCGCGAGCGCGATCCTAAGCTGAAGCAAGGAAGTAAAGAGACTCAGGTTGATAATGCCCAAACGATTCATCAACTCATTAAGACCCATACGGAAGTCAATGTTATGGTGTATCAGGACCTACTATCGAAGGGAGTAGCCCCTGAAATTGCTAGGTGCGTTCTACCTCAAAGTATGTTTACTGAATTCATTGAGACTGGAAGTTTGGCCGCATATGCTCGGTTATACAAGCTGCGCACAGATCCGACTGCTCAGCGTGAAATTCAGGAATACGCTAAAAAGCTGGGTGAACTTATTGAGCCACTTTTTCCTATTTCTTGGAAGGCTCTAACTTCCGCTTCTGAGTAATTAGGCGACCTTTTTTCATACACGAAAACTTCTTCATAGTACGCCCACGAGGAAAAAGGATGGTGCGAGTGCAAATCGCGATAGCCGCTCCTTCCTTTGACTTCGCGTACTTTTTGTTAAGCTTCACCGTTCGTCGAACAGCTTTAACGCACTTACAGAATCGATCTTTCTGACTCGCCATTATTATACTCGCGCCAAAACAGTCAGGCCGTTATTATTCGTGAATCGTTCCTTAAGGACCCATTCTGGATTCGCAGCTAAAAACTCTTCGACTGCTGGCCAAAGCCCTCGTGTAATTTCTTCAACGGGAATACCTGACTCCCGAGACTGATGTTCCGGATTCCATCCCAAGCGGATCGTTTCACCATACACTTCATCAACTGTAGTATCGTGTAGTATGATATACTTCTTAGTCAGCGGAGCAAACTTCGCCAGTTCGCGCTTTAGCTGACCATATACATGCCATGTGTCAATGAATGTTAAATCAACCTTGTCGGTCATAACTAAATCTAGATTATTAACCCACTTGAACTTTACGGTAATATCTAGATCATTCGTTGCGTCCAGAAGTGGCTGAATCGGACACGATGTAAGATCATTCAGTAAAATATGCCTAGACGGTTTATTATTGTTCAAAAGTCCGTAGACTAATGCCCAACTAGAAACACATCCCCGAACTCCAGATTCAAAAACGCTTTCGCATTCAGTTGCATACTTGTACAACGTAGGGAGGTGCTCATTGATATCACAAACGGTGTGGCATAAATATGCGTACCGATCTTTAATTGTGTCCATTTTGATTTCTAGTAATGTCAATGTTTGTAAATAAGAGTTTTACTTACTACCAGCATTCTGTTTCCACATGCGGTCGCAATTACAGCACTGGTAGAACCATACAAGCTTCTTCTCATCTAGTTTCATACCCACAACGTCCCATACTGCTCCTGACTTTGAAGGACAGTCCTCGTTGGAACATGCGATATGATCAAAGTGAGGAAGAGTTAGGTCGTGTTTGAGGTAAGGATTCGTACTCAGACGAGTCGTCTTATCCTCTCGGAGAATATGTTCATAGACCAGCGGATTCTTCTTGTCGATTGGAATGGTATATTCGCAACGAGAACAAACACGAACAGCTGTCTTGGTACCGTCCACGACCCGTTCATCGAAATCGTTGAGTAGGCTCTTGCAAACAGGGCAGAACTTCTCCATATCTTTACCTATTCTTATCTTCCGGCTATAAATTCGTTTTGTTCACGTGCGTTCAAAACGGATAAGTTGCCAGAAAGTTGTCTGGGGTCAACATACGGAATGGCGTCCAAGGGGTCTCTACGCGAGTTTTTGGAGAAGCATCAAACTGACGGTGTTTGGACCCACTTATCTCTTGCCGGAGGCAGGTACTTTATTGGGGAAGATGCTATTCCCAAGTTTTACGAGCTTTACATTGAAAGCATCATGGATCAGGAGAAGCAGTACATTGTGGAAAAGTCCACCGAAATCGGTCCTCTCCGCATTGATTTCGATTTCATATATGAGCGCAGTCATGACGAGCATCTACACACGCGAGAGCAAGTGAGTTCGTTTGCGAATGCGTACATGAATGAAATCAAGCAGTACCTCATTCTACCCGATACGGTGAAGTTGTACATTATGGAGAAGCGCCGCCCTACGTTGGATACCAAGAAGAGCAAGATGAAGTCAGGTATTCATATCGTGGTTCCGGACGTTTGTACCCACAAGTTTGTGGAGCAGCGCGCTCGTCGTAATCTAGTAAAATCAATGGACGATCATTTCAAGGGTCTACCGCTCACTGAGAGCTGGGAGAAGGTTTACGATGAACTTGTTGTGAATCGTACAGTTCCTTGGACTTTGTATGGTTCTCGCAAAAATGATCCGAATTCTCTACCCTACCTCGTATCGTATATTATCGAATGGACTCCTGATGGAGTTAAAATTGTGGACGATATCCCGAAACCATCAATGTCTTTGATGAAGACTCTGTCGCTTTGTCGCGACGAGAAGGATGAGACACCAATGACCGAAGAAGCTCGGAAGATTTACGTAGGTCTGAAGACTCAGCAGGAAGTTCGAATTTCAGGAGGGAGCGCAGTTCTTCCAAGATCTGGGCGTCAGCTCCAGCGTGGAGCCCCAGGGTCCCGAGGATCATCTCCTGACGGTCGTATTGTAATCCCGCCTCTAGATCCCGAACGTAAGCAATATCTCAAGAATCATGTGATGAACTGGAATCCTGAGCGGGCGGACGGATATAAGACGTGGATTGACGCAGCACACTGTTTACACAATATTCATCCAGACTTGATTGACGTGTTTCTGGATTTCAGTCACCAGAATGAGGAGAAGTATAACGAAGCCGACTGTATCAATACTTGGAACTCTATCTCGTATCGCAATGACGGAGATCGTCTCAGCGAGAAATCGTTGCGATACTGGTCGCGAATGGATAACCGTGAAGGGTATGATGAGATTGAGGCGAATAACGTAGACCGTCTAGTTCTGGCCGCATGTTCAGGAACAGAGCACGATATGGCTTGTGTGATTCACGCCAAGTTCCGTGATCTGTACAGCTGCTGCGATTTCGGCAAGAATATCTGGTTCCGTTGGGCCGGGCATGTGTGGCGGGAAACTGATCGTGGCGTAGATCTTCAGCTCAAGCTTTCGAAGCAGATTGCCCGAGTGTTCTTCGATAAGGTTACAACTCTTCAGGTAGAAATGAAGGATCGTGGTCTGGTAGAGTGTTCGGGCGAGGGTAAGACTGATTGTGGGTTCTGCGAGTACTGCCAAGTAGAAAAGCAGAGGGCAGGACTGAATACTATGTTCATGAAACTGAAGACCACGAAGTTCAAGGATAACGTTATGCGCGAATGCCGCGAACTGTTCTTCGATGAAGAGTTCACGAAGAAGCTGGATTCCAACAAGGATTTGATTGCTTTCAATAATGGTGTTTTGGATCTGACAAACTTCGAGTTTCGCGACGGAAAGCCAGAAGATTACTTGTCGTTCTCGACCGGAATTGATTACGATCCAGCTCGTAACTACTACGATTACGATACGTGGCCGGCAGTTGAAAACTTTATGAAACAGGTACTTCCTGACCGAGTAGTGCGCGAATACTTCCTGAAACATTTGGCGACGAACCTAGTTGGTGGCAACACAGCTCAGAAGTTCCATATTCTTACCGGATCTGGATCGAACGGCAAGTCAATGATTATGAACTTGACATCTACCGCGCTCGGTGATTATGCGTGTACGGTTCCTATCTCTCTGTTTACCCAGAAGCGTAAGGGATCGGGTAATGCGGCTCCTGAAGTTATTCGGCTGAAGGGCAGGCGATTCGTGACGATGCAGGAACCTGATGAGTCCATTGCCCTAAACACAGGTCTGATGAAGGAGATTACGTCGGGCGAGAAGATGTATGCTCGTGATCTGTTCAAGTCAGGTACTGAGTTTGAGGTACAGGCAAAGTTCCATTTGGCATGTAACGATAAGCCAAAGATCAATACGACGGATGGAGGTACGTGGCGACGACTGGTCGTGATTAACTTCCTATCGAAGTTCGTACCAAATCCTGTAGCGAATAACGAGTTCCCTATGGATGAGAGTATCCAGTTCGCAGTACAGTCCAAGGAATGGGCAACACCGTTCCTGAATTATCTGGTACATGTTCTCAAGGAAGGCAAGGGTCTACGAAAGCTCCCAGCACCCCAAGCTGTTCTGCAGTATACTTCGGAGTACCGTGATGAAAATGACGGTATCTCACGGTTCATGAACGAGAAGCTCATGGCGATTCAGGAAGGCGATCAAGTGCAACCGATTGATCGGACGACACTTAAGCGTGTGTTTAAGCAGTGGTTGGTGGATAATGATCTGAAACTGTCTCCTTCAGAAATGGAGAAACGTGTAGAAGTCACATATGGCAAGTACATGCGCGGCGGCTGGACGAGTTTCAAACTTGAAGGTTGAACCATATGACTCTAATTAGAGACCGTAATTACTGGACCCTAATAGTATTTGCTACCACCCTTTTTAGATTTACGAACGCGGCGAGTCGTTTTACGTGTCGAGCGGCGCTTTCCACCGCGAGTCTTACGACGGCGACGACCACCAGTTAACGTCTTACCTGGCGCTTCCGGCGCAGCACCTGGTAAGGTTGGGGGAGGAGTTGCCGGAGCTAGAGGAGCTACAGTAGACGCTACGGCATCCTTAGCGCTCTTAAACGCACTGCCAATAGCACCAAAAAGTCCGCCATTATCGGATGTAGGCGGTGTAGCCATTTACTTTAGCGTAAGAATTTACCGGCGGCCTCCCTGGATAGGCGAGTACGTGCGGATGTAGGGCAGCGTCAGGTAGACCACGAGGATCGCGATCGTGAGGTTGACCGTGGCCGAGAGCGCATCGCCAAGTCCGAGCTTGACGGGGCCAAGCTGTAGGGACCACTTCTCCAGACCGGCCTGCGCGCCGGGGAAAACGCCACCAATGATGGGGGCAACGAGGTCGCGGGAAATCGCGCCGAAGAACTGGCTCAGGGCTGAGCCTAGGAAAATCGCAACAGCGAACGTCATCACAGTCATGTCGGCCATTTTATATTTCACTTTAGATTCTTTTTGCGGTAAAGAGTAGTGATATGGGATTCAACACCCTTTTTTGGGGCCCTTCGGGGTGGCAATTGTTTCACCTGATAGCGTTCTTATCTCCGAATCCCCAGAAAGTTCTGTTGGATATGAAAGAAGTTTTGCCGTGCAAGTTTTGCCGCGCGAGCACGCAGGAGTTCGTAACCCAGCACCCGTTAAAAGGTGACCCGGCGAAATGGTTGTATGAGATTCACAATATGGTGAATAACAAACTACGGACACAGTGCGCTAATAACCCCGAGGTTCCAAACCCTGGTCCCGATCCAAGCTTCGAAGAGGTTAAAGCAAAATACTTATCTATGAAACCTACTCAAGTCCCCGGGCGAGACTTTCTGTTTACTGTAGCGTCCAATTACCCCGATGAACCGGTACCTGAAGATATGGCGCGGCAGCGTCAGTTCATTGAAGATTTGGCGGAAGTGTACCCGTTTGAAAAAATGCGCACAACATTCAAATCGTATCTAGCCTCTCATCATCCAGTACCTTTGGATGGTAAGAAACAGTATCAGAAGTGGATGTATGGTCTGTTATCAGCTTTATCAAAAACAGCTCGTGTGCCTATATTGACCTACCGTGGATTTATCGCGCGTGTCAATTACCACGCGAGCGGATGCGACAAGACATCGTACCGCGGCGTGACGTGCCGACGCACCAAACAAGGATTCCGAACGAAAAATCGTGACCGTATTCGTACTCACCGTATTATCAGTAAAACCCTACTTTGATTTTGACGTCAGAGCTTCAACGGCTCTCACATGTTTCTTGCCGAACGGTTCGCCTTTCTTCTCTTTCTTAGTCTTCTTGGATTCGCGACGAGTTTTAGGTCCGTCCATTTTTCGTACTTTGAGTTGTGTTTATTTTAGAATTATGATTTCGTTTTTTATGATAATGGAACTTTGGTACTCAGTGGTGATAGGCTCAGTAATCTTTGCCTATATCCATTTGTTCAACTACAACGCCAAATCGTATCTTGAATCCCAGTCTGGGGGCTCAAGATACACTCATCGGGAATCGAACCCGAGCCAAGACCTTGGAAGGGTCTCATTCTACCACTAAACTATGAGTGTGGTTGGAGGGAGTGGGATTCGAACCCACGAAAGATTGACTAACAGATCTTAAGCCTGTCCCGTTTGACCGCTCCGGAATCCCACCGTTGTTGTTACGTAAGCATTCTCTAAATCTAATACAATGAAGTTATCGTGGCTTAAAAAGGTTCCAACAAAACTTGATAGTCTTTTAAAAATCCCAGATGAATTACCAAAGTTTGAAGGAAGATTCTACTTTCGCAGAGCCGATAAAGAATGGCCTGTTCATATTCCAATTCCCAATGGGCCTATTCAATATTTGGAAATCGGATGTGCGGATGGAGCGAATGCGATTCTCGTTTCACAATCATACGCCAAGCATCCGGCTTCCAAATTGTACTGCGTAGATCCATGGATAGATTATGAAGACTATTCAGAATACAAAGGTCTTCAAGAAACAGCATGGAAAAGGTTTAACCAAAACATCCAAAACTGTGCAGATGTTAATAAATTCCTAATACACAGAGGATTTTCTGACGATATTGTCCCAACATTTCCAGACAATTTCTTCGACCTGATTTTTGTTGACGGAAACCACGAGACCGAGTATGTGTATCGAGACGGTCTGATGTCGTTAGAAAAGGTGAAGGTTGGCGGATATATTGTGTTTGACGACTACAACAAATATTGGCTGCAAACTGTTGATGGTGTAAATAAATTTGTATCTGAATCTAGAAATAGAATTCGAATTATCCCCAACGTGTATATGAAAATAGGCCAGTTTATGGTTCAGCGAACAGCTTAAAGCTTAAATCGTTTCTTGTAATCCGCAATAGACGCCCTTAACGTCTTCTTATTCCACAGAACCCATTTGGCCAAAGCCCCGGGCGTATCGGGTTTCTGCCAGCTCTCACCCATTCCCGAATGGCGTTTCAGATAACGCTGTTTGCGAGTTGGATCATGGTGTTTAGTGTAATCACTCATCCCTTTGGCTCCGAACGGAATGACCTTTTCATGTCCGTCTGGGTACACGAAGGTCGCATCCCACTTTTTTTCGGCTTTGTGTGAAGGCTTAATAGACTTGAGTCGGAGCTTACGGGTTTTACGACGCGCTCCGCCACCTAATCCTAAAGCAGGATACTTGGCAGCAGTTGAAAGGAAATCTGAAGCTCCAGGCAAAGCCCGAAGTTCGCTCATAGCCGCAGTCTTATTTGTTTGAGTCTGAGCAATTTGAGCAAGTTCGGTCACCACTGATTGTACGTTCGGAGGAGTGGGTGTGGGAGGTGTGGCACCCATATTCAAAAGTGATCGAATGAGTGGACCGTTATTATTGAGTGAAGCATACGCTAATGCCGAACCACCATGGTTATCTACCGCATTGATATTAGCTCCCTTTGAAAGAAGAAACTTGAATATACGGTCGCGTACTCCGGTATAACTACGAGCCGGTACTTCAGTGACTAAAATAATCGCAGTTTCGCCTTCGATGTTTTTGGCGTTCACGTCGGCTCCTGCCGCAAGAGCAGCTTGGACTCCGGCAAGATTCCCATCTGTAGCAGCCAATAATAAATCATCGTTTGCTGAACCGCCTTTCATCGCTTTCCGTCCCATTATTCTTTCAACCGAAAATGTAATAGTATGGAAGAGTGGTATTCCGCCATGCGGATCTTACGCGAGGAAAGTGATAATTCTTCTTTAGTGAAAGATTTCTGTTACCGCATTTTCCAAGATTTGAAGCGGATAAAAATCAAAGACAAAAAGAAGTTCGCCCAGCGTCTCGGACCCGAGTTCGAGAACTGGCGAGAATATTTGGAATCAGAGTTCCCGAAAGAGTTGGTGAAAGATGTTTTATTTGATGACGAGTTTTGGAAACTTACTCTGAAAGTCACCAAGGCGTGAAAAATGGAAGAATGAATCTAAAGACTATACAGACTAATACAATAATGGGCGACGTTATCATCGGTGTCCAATTCGGAATCGCAAACCCCGATGAAATCGTCAAGCGCAGCGTCGTTCACGTCATTACCGACAAGACACACCAAAATAAAGATCAGCCTGTGGCAGGTGGAGTCTTTGATTCCCGTTTCGGTGTAATTGAAAACGGCAAGATCTGTCCGACCTGTAAACAGAACAATATTCTCTGTCCCGGTCATTTTGGTCACATTGCTCTGGCTAGGCCAGTGTACCTGTACCAGTTCATTGATCAGGTCATCAAGGTGCTACAAATCGTATGCCTGAACTGCTCAAACCCGTACCTTCCCGATGCAGAACTTGAAGCGATTTCCAAAAAGATGAAAGGTATGGATCGGTTCAATGCTGTTCGTGAACGTACTGTCGAATACAAGACGCATGAGCTTAAAGAGTCTTCGGCATGCGCACACTGTAACTCCCCTACGATTGCAAAAGTTATTAAGGAGGAAGGCACGATCGCTAAGCTTCAGGCAAAGACGTACGAGGAGGGTGACCCGATCCCGCTCCAGCCCGAAATGGTTCTACGGACGTTTCAGCGCATCACCGATCGGCACGTTGATCTTATTGGATTCAATTCCAAGTTCAGTCGTCCTGATTGGATGGTGTGTACGGTTCTGGCCGTCCCACCACTAACAGTTCGTCCGTCAGTCATCATGGACGATAATCAGCGGATGGAAGATGATTTGACACACAAGCTGATTGATATTGTCCGCAATAACCAGAAGCTACAGGATCGTATCGATAAGGGCGATTCGGCCGAGATGATTGATAAGTACACAGATATCCTCCAGTTCGATGTTGCGACGTACGTCGATAACGATATAAAGGGTATTCCGCCGGCCGCTCAGCGCTCAGGACGTGCTCTAAAGACTCTCAAGTCTCGTTTGGGCGCTAAGACTGGTCGTGTGCGCGGTAATCTTATGGGCAAGCGCGTCGACTTCTCTGCTCGTTCAGTGATTACGCCGGACGCCAACATTGATGTAGATGAGCTAGGTGTACCAGAAGAGATTGCACGAAACTTGACGTTTCCTGAGATTGTTACGAGCTATAATCGCGATCGGCTGATGTCGTATGTACGTAATGGACCTACAAAGTACCCCGGTGCCAAGTCCGTATACATCAAGCACGACAATCGGTCAGTCAACCTGAAATTCATTAATCCTGAAACAATTGATCTGAAGCAGGGTGATGTGGTTCACCGTCACCTGATCGACGGTGATTCAGTACTCTTTAACCGCCAGCCTTCCCTACACAAGGCATCAATGGAATGTCATCGCGTGCGTGTCCTGCCGTTCTCAACGTTCCGCCTGAACGTATCCGCTACCAAGCCTTACAACGCAGACTTTGACGGCGACGAGATGAATATGCACGTGCCACAAAGCATTGCGTCGGCAACAGAGCTGAAGACTCTAGCCACCGTGCTGAATCAGATCATTTCGCCGCGCACGAACTCTCCGATTATCACGATTATTCAGGATACTTTGACAGGTTCGTTCCGCGTATCTCAGAACCACGTAGAAGTCCCCGAGCATATTGCGATGAATATCATGGCGCGCATGAAGAAGCCTCTATCGACCTACCGTCGTAAGGACCGCCCAATCACTGGCAAGGAACTCATGTCCACGACATTCCCGCTCATGAATTTGAATGGTGAAGCCAAGGTTGTGAATGGCGAGTTCAAGTCTGGAGTTATGGGGAAGGGAGCGTACGGTTCAGCATCTAAGGGTGCAATCCACGTGATCTTCAACGATTTCGGTCCGAAACGTGCCGGACAGTTCATTAATGACATTCAGAACATTGTTACAAAGTACAACTTGTTCTCTGGATTCTCGGTTGGTCCTTCAGATCTGATTGTTAACGCCGAGACTGATGAACTCATTAAGTCAAGCATTGCCGAATGTAAACAGAAAATTGCGGATATCATGTCTTCAGTTCATTCCGGCACGTTCCTGAATTCTGACGGTCGTGAGAATGGTGAGGAACTAGAGAACCAGATTATGAAGGTCATTGGTGAAACGACGAAGAAGTTGTACGCTGAAGTGATGGACAAGCTTCCGAAAGATAACCGAATGTACCAGATGGTAAAGTCTGGAGCTAAGGGAAATGACCTGAATATCGGTCAGATGATGGCTCTTCTATCTCAGCAGAATGTTGCAGGTAAGCGTATTCAGTACACCCTTCAGGATCGCACGCTGCCTCATTTCCATAAGTACGATGACGGTTTGGAATCTCGTGGGTTCGTAGAGTCTAACTTTATCGGCGGAATTCGTCCGGCCGAGTTCTTCTTCCACGCTATGGGTGGTCGCGAAGGTCTCATTGATACAGCTATCAAGACGTCAGATTCAGGATACATTCAGCGCCGACTGGTAAAAACTATGGAGGATATCCATGTAGAGTATGATGGAACTGTACGTAATGTGAATGGTGCAATCGTGCAGTTCAATTACGGTGGAGATGGAATTGATTCGGTATGTGTCGAGAAGCAAGAACTACCACTAGCTCTAATGTCCATGGAACAGATCTTCCGAGACTTCGCGATTTCAGCCGATGATATTTCTGCGGTTGTCAAAGGTGAAGTCAAGGAGTTCCATGATATGGTTGATCAGATCGTTGAGGATCGCGATACGCTCGTGCGTAACGTGTTCCGATTCCGTAAGGAAGATACGGTATTTGCGCCGGTTCATTTCGAGCGGATGGTGGAGAAGTACCAGAACCCTTACTCTGTCAAGACTGATCTAACACCAGTATATGTAGTTGACGAAATCGACAAGATGTGTTCTCAGCCGTTTGTACGACACAACAAGCTGTTCCATATCCTGATGCGGTACCACTTTGCGCCCAAGAAATCTATTATCAAGATGCGGCTCACTAAGGCGATGTTTGACGAAATGTTGAAGGACATTCATTTCCGGTACATTAAGTCCAAGGTTCATCCGGGCGAGATGGTTGGAACGATGGCTGCTCAGTCAGTAGGTGAGCCTACGACGCAGCTTACACTCAACACCTTCCACTCAGCCGGTACGTCAGCTGCGAATGCAACTGGAGGTGTGCCGCGTATTATGGAACTTCTGGCTGCTTCCCCAAATCCTAAGACTCCTATTGACACGATCTATCTAGACGCCAGTATTGCTGGATCTCAGGATGCGGCAATTGCTAAGAAGCGCGAGATCCAGAAGACTACGCTCCGTGATATCACGAAGTCGGTGCGTATCTACTACGACCCAAATCCTCTGTCCGAGAACACAGCAGTTCAGGAAGACCGTGATATTCTCCAGTCATACCAGAAGTTCTCAGTCACAAACGGGCAGCTGTGTACGTCACCTTGGGTCGTACGTCTAGAGTTCAACGATATGGAGATGGTGGCACGTAACGTGATTGATATGACGATGATTGCCGCTAAGATCCAGAACAATCGCTCACTAAAGGTGTTTGAGTGTATTCATTCGGACACCAATGCTCCAGGTAAGCTAGTGTTGCGTATTGTATTTGTGGCGGATGTCGTGAAGAATGTCCTGGCGCTGCGATTCATTGAAGATAAGTTACTGGACACTGTACTGAAGGGTATTGAGGGGGTTGGGCGAGTATACCCTCGCGAAGTCAAGGATGAGCTGACGTATGATGAGAAGACTGGTGGGTATGTCGCAGCACCCCAATGGGTTCTAGATATTGAAGGTAAGAATTTACTAGATCTCTCGACGATTGCCAACACCGATCCTCTGCGCTCATTCTCAAACGATATTCATCAGATCAGAGACGTGTTTGGAATCGAGGCTGCGCGTATTGCCCTGATGCGCGAATTCAATACGGCATTTGCTGGTTCATCAATCAATTATCATCATCTGATTACGCTCGTAGACGCAATGACCTACCCTGGATTCTTCCTGAAAGCCGATCGTGCGGGAATGTCCAAGAACACGGAGAATGGTGTTCTGGCCAAGTCGTCGTTCGAGGAGACTGCCAAGCATCTATTCAATGCTGCTCTCACTGGCGAGGCGGATAATATGCGTGGTGTATCTGCGAACATCATGTTCGGTCAGAAGCCGCCGTGCGGAACAGGGTTTGTAGATATCCTGATTGACGAGACCAAGTTGCCGGAAGGAACCGAAGAAGATCATGCGATTTTCGAAGAGGAACGTCGTACGGTACACGAGCTTCTGGAGAAGGAGTCAGAGAAAGAAAGTTCGATCAGTATGTCTGACCTGAACATGTTCTAAATGAACCTTAAATAAAAACTAAAATTTGGGATTGAACAATCCTATTTTTTAGTTTACGTGTACTTCAGTATGAAATGAAAATGGAACCAAAATATGACTCTGTGGTTACAGCTGTCATATCTTCTTTTAAAAGTCGCGCTGACTTTGGGTTTAAGAAGTACGGAACAAATTTGGATCGTAAAGATTTGAAGCCTTTAGACTGGATTCAACATACTCAAGAAGAACTCATGGACGCTATTCTGTATTTAGAAAAAATGAAGCAAGAGCTTAGTTCGAGTACGCCAGACCGCCCATGCCAGACATGACACGGAGAATGTTGTAGTTCACAGCGTAGACGCGCACATCCCAAGTGTATTCTGAATCGGGGTTAATCGTTACAGCTCCGCTCATGTTCATTACGATCGTGGCCGTATCAATGCGCGAGAAGTTGCACGTTCCAGACGGCTGGTGCTCTTCGGGCTTCAGCGCAAACGAATACATGTAAATACCGGCCTGATGGATGGGTAACGTAGTAGCAGACTGTACTGTCGCGTTGAGACCAGTGTGGTGCTGGTACGACTGGACCGAGTTGAAGTAGTCGCCATAGCGCTTATCCATACGATCCTGACCATTGATCTGGAGATGCTGCTCATACACCGCATCACGATCGTACGTGAACGGCTGTAAGCGAGTCGCCGATGCGCGAATGGCACCCGCGGAATCTAAGTGGCAGTTGGTGTACGCAGTCGGCTGTACAACCCATACCAGCTCCTTGACGGGGTGGTTGAACGTCAAGTCAATACGGTTATTGTACGACGAAATACCCTTGTCCTCGTTGAACTGTGTCTGCTCGATGAGGTACTCATGCGAGTTCTGAGCCATACGGCGGCGCTCCTCGGTATCGAGGTAGATGTAGTCAATGTACACTGCAGCCTGAATAGGCTGGGTCGGGAAAAGAGCGCCAGAGCTAGTACCGTCAGCATACTTGCTGTTAAAGTTACCCTTAATCATCTTCACGTCATTCCACTCAATGTTGATCTTGACCTCGTGGTACTGGAGCGCAATCAGCGGCAGAGCAGCACCGGGGTTGCGAGTGTAGAAGAAGTTGAGTGGGATGTAGAGAGTGTTCGGTAGAGACTGGTGTCCCGCCGAGCCCAGAGCGCAGCTGTTAGGTACCGTTAGCGATACCGTCGAGTTGAGTACGTTGGCGTTGCTGTTAATATCGTTAATGTACGTCTGGGAAACAGTTCCCGATACATTCGGTCCAGCACCGACCATGTTCCACAGCTTCTTGGACGTCGTCAGGTCGCTTGACAGAGCATCCCACAGGTACAGCCACTCACCATATAGACGATCAATCAGCTGTCCACCAATATCCAGCTCGACGTACTTGAGTAGATTGTAACCTAGACGTCCCTGGTCGTTGTTGTACAGGGCGGTCGGCATCACAACCTCGAGGTACGTGGAGTACAGGAGATCAGCATGGCGACCGATGAGCGCCGAATGCTTGACTCCCCACGCAGCCTGCCCAGTCAAATTAATACGAAAAGGCTCCATCGCGAAGTTCGTGTGGCGCTTAAACAGACCCTTCCAGAAGGTAATCTGGGGATTGCCGGAAAGGTATGCGTCCTGAGCGCCGTAGGCAACGAGCTGTAGTAGTCCGCCACCCATTATGTATTTATATGTTCGTTATACTCTTTTTTCAGGGAATCTACTTGCGGTGGCGGCGAGTCTTGCGCGCAGTCTTGCGAGAGCGGCGGCGGCGACCGGCTGCGGGGGCAGACGTCTCCATAGGCATCTCCTCCTCTACGGGCTCATCGGCACCGCCCTTCTTGCCGTACGTCTTCTTCGCCATCTTCAGGACCTGTCCGAACTTCAGTCCCTTGTGCGCCTTCATCGTCTTCTTAACGTGCGCGAGCCACTTGTTTGCCATTTTTATTTTAACGCAAGATTTTATTAGACTTGGATGTCGTAGATCGGGGTTGTACTCTTCATAGGCTGGAACGAAACTGACGGGTCTGGG